CAGTATAGCATAGATCAGGCTGAAGTTGACGCATACAACCAGGCTGTAGCACAGGTAGAAAACTATGCACAACAAGCTGGTGCGTTTATGGCTGCTGCTAATAATGCAGAACTAACAGCTAGCATAGACAGCTACTCACAGGTTAATAACTTTGTAGTCGGAAACTACACAACTATAACATATACTCAAAGCATTGATGAGTTTGTAATCAACTGGGATAACGATGGGTTTGGCTCTGGTTGGCAGGGCTATCTAACAGAAGACATGGTATCTGCAGACGATCTATTTGATGCAGGAGAGTATGTAAATGAGTATGGAACCATGCCAAACTAATGGCAATGGAGTTTAGCATAGGAGGCTTCAATGTCAAAGGCTGGATGGTTGCCGTGGCATTGCCTGTCCTATCTGCTGTATCAGGTGGTGTGTATTGGGGCTATGACACTCTTCATAGGTTCTACGGTGTAGAAAGCGACGTAGGTTCAGCTCTTGGAAAAACCAGCGCTAACTCAAGTCAAATTTTAGAAATACAAAAAAGCATAACTAAGTTAAGCAATGATACTGCAAGAGAAAGAACAGCAAATAAAACATTTGCGGCAAATCAATTAACAACTGCTAGAACAGCAATAGCAGAAGAAATATTAAAAAATACTAGAGAGTTATCTTCAAAGATAGTAGAACTACAGAGAAACTTAACTAGTAGAGTACAAACATTAGAGCAGTCAGTAATAGATAATGATGTTAGAGGCTTAAACTCAAAGCTAGCACAACTAACAACAAACATGCAACAGATACTAGAACAGCAAAAAGTATTACTTGATCTACGCTCGCAAGTTGATAAAGCTACTACTATAACTGATGGAATAGGAGATAAGTTAGATGTTATTCAAACAGAAATTGACGACATTTGGAAAGCGTATGATAACATGGCCGAAAACCCTCTTTAAAAGACTACGCAAACTTTTGTGCGGTAAGAAGTGTGAATGTGATGGCTAGACCAGCAAAAGGCAAAATGTTTGCCAAGACAACTACCAATCCTAAGACAGGACGTAAGATTAAAGTAAGCTACGGCCAAGCAGGTAGAGCCAAGGACGGTGGTAAACGTATTAGACCAGGCACAAGTAAAGGCAATTCATATTGTGCAAGAAGCGCTGGACAAATGAAGAAACATCCTAAAGCTGCACGAAACCCTAACAGCCCACTACGTTTGTCTCGTAAGAAGTGGAAGTGTGCTGGTACTAAATCAAGGAAAGCATAATGGCAACACCCAAAAACAAAGCTCTATACTCAAAAGTAAAGTCAGAAGCTAAGAGAAAGTTCAAGACCTGGCCCTCAGCATATGGGTCAGCCTGGCTTGTAAAAACGTATAAGGCACGTGGAGGTACTTATAATAAAGGAGGAGCAGTTGCGAAAGTCAAGACACGTACTAGAAAGTCGTAGAGGCTTTGGCACTGGTGGTCTAACCCAGTGGTTTAAGGAAGACTGGCGTGACGTAAAGACAGGCAAGAAGTGCGGACGTTCTGGTAGTAAAGATAAAAATAGACCCTATCCTGCTTGTAGACCTGCAAAGGTAGCTGGTAGAATTAGTAAAGCAGAAGCAAGAAAGAAGACTGGTCCTGGTAAAGTTAAATGGTCTGTTACAGCATCAGGTAGAAAAAGGAAAAGCAATGCACGTAAAAAGAGTTAGTAAAGTAAAAAAAGGATTAGAGAAAGCTTCTAAGCTTCACAAGAAACAGGCCAAGACTCTAGGCTCTCTTTTAAAAGATAAAAAGTTTACACAGTATGGTAAAAAGAAAACAAAAAGATCCCAAGGTAGGAACAGGTAAAAAGCCTAAAGGCTCTGGCCGTAGGTTATATACGGATGAAAACCCAAAGGATACGGTGGGTATTAAGTTTGCAACTATGGCAGATGCAAGATCTACAGTTGCAAAAGTAAAAAGAATAAATAAACCTTACGCAAGAAAGATACAAATATTGACTGTTGGAGAACAACGTGCTAAAGTAATGGGCAAGACAGCAATAGCAAATGTCTTTAAATCAGGAAAAGCAGACTTGCGAAGGAAACATAATGCCGTATCTAACAAGTAGCATACCCTATTTCAAAGCATGGGTACGTAGAGAATACACAAAAAATATGGAAGAATATCATGGCGATTTTTTACACGCTATGGTTATTGGCGTAACTACAATGCCCAACAGGACGTTAAGCTTCCAAGTAATATTTACAGGGTGTGAGTCAGATGAAGACGATTCACCAAATGTACATGGCGGTGCTATGTGGGCTAGGATGCCACTGACTGCACTTGTAGCAGATGAAACATTTGATGAGTGGCCTGATGAACTACCACCCTACTTAGCACAGCCTTGGGATTGCATGTCTCACACACACTCAGTGTACCAGTTACAACGTGCAACTCCTGCGCCTTGGATAGCCAAGATAGATAATGAATTTTATCCTGCTAAATATTATTTTACTGTAGACTATACAGACAGTGAAGTAGCTGATGATCCAGCACAGCATAAACAGTCTCATGTATTAGAACTACTAGATGCAGGACAATACACTGGTAACATGGTTGCGTTACCCAATAACAGAGTGAGAGTAACTCACCCAGCTTGGTTTGAGACTGGACAAGGTGCGCCAGATTTTAAACCTAATCAAAATATATATAACTCAAAAGAAAACGTAGACTACGTATGGGATACGCAACGAGTTTTTAACAATCTTTATAGCGAGGATATAGATCAATGATGAAGAAAAAAGGATACTCTAAGGGCGCAAGAGTAAAGAAGAAGGGTTTTGCTAAAGGTGCAAGAGTAAAGAAAAAAGGCTTTGCCAAAGGAGCAAAGGCTACTAAATTAAAAATGGTAAAGAAGAATGGCAAGATGGTTCCATTCTACGCTGCTGATGGCAAAGGTAAAATGTACGGCGGTGGCATGGCTAAGAAAAAAGGCATGGCTAAAGGCGGTGCTATGAAGAAAAAAGGTGCTTCAAAAAGAAAAGGTTTCATGGGCGGTGGCATGGGAATGCAACCAGAAATGATGCAAGAAGATCCTATGACTATGGGTATGCGTGTTGGCGGCGCTGCTAAAAAGAAAAAGAAAAAAGGTTTTGCCAAAGGAGCCATGATGAAGAAAAAAGGCTTCGCCAAAGGAGCCATGATGAAGAAGAAAGGCTTTGCTAAAGGTGCAAGAGTTAGAAAAATGAATAAAGGTGGTTTTTTAGCTCCTCCTGCAAGACCAATTAAAATGACTGGTATGAAGAAGAAGGGTTCTGCTAAAAGACGTAGCCGATAGCCTAAAGAGGATTTTAATATGAGAAGACAATTTAGGAATAATCCATCGTCAGCTAGAGGCAGAGGAAGACCCACTCCACCTATGCGTGGCTTCCGTGGAACTAGTTTTAGAGAGGCACAAGGACGTGGAACTTTTGGTGGAAGAGGCAGAAGTAGTGCCCCACCAGGTTCTAGGGCAGCACTAAGAGCTGCCTCCTTGCGGCAAAGACAAACAGGACCACAATCAAGAAGACCGCAATCAGGAAGGCCAAGGCCAGGAGCACCAGCGACACCTCCACCTCCAGGTACAGTCAGACCACCTGCAAGACCACCTGCTAGACCTCCAAAAAGAAAACGTGTATCTTTTAAAGGTTTTAAGTTTGATATTGACGCTGCTAAGAAAAAAATAGCTGCTGATCCAGCACGTAAAGCAAGATTAGAAGCTATTGCAAAAAGAAGAAAAGCTAGGCTAGCTAGGACTCCAAAACCTTCACAACAGGATACTGCAGCTAAACAAGCACGTAAAGTGGGTGGCAGAAGAAGAATTGAAACTACAAGAAAAGTACCACGTACTGTAAGGTATGCTAAAGCAGCAGAAGTTAAAAAGGACAGGAAAAAGTTTGCACAAAATATTGCTAAAGGACTTTCTGCAACAGGTAAAAAGATAGATCCAAAAGTAGCTGCAAGTATGAAAAAGTTAGATCAAAAACTTAAAGCACGTAAAGCAAGATTTGACAAAATGACTCCTGCACAAAGAAGAGCTGCCCAGTCTAAAATGAAAGGATATACTCCTCCTAAAAAAGGTACTTCTAGGCGTAGTAGAATTTTAGCAATGCTTCGTAAAAGAAGAGCAAGAAGAGGAAGATAGCATAATGGCGAGGAATCTAACAGTTAAGCAACAAAGATTCTTAGATGTACTATTTGACGAGGCTAATGGTGATGTTGTTGCCGCTAAAAAACTAGCAGGTTATGGTGACAACAGCAACACTGCAGCTATTGTTGAATCTTTAAAAGATGAAATTGGTGAGAAGACTCGCACATATTTTGCACGTACTGCACCAAAAGCTGCTATGGCTATGGTTGGTGCACTATACGATCCAACAGAGCTAGGCATAAAAGAAAAAATGGTAGCAGCAAAAGACTTGCTTGATAGAGCAGGACTTGGTAAGGTAGACAAAGTAGATGTCACTAGCGGTGGTGGCATCTTTTATTTACCACCCAAAGAAGGTGAAAACGAATAATACCACAAAGAGAACTGGGCTTTTGGCAATTACCAAAGCCTCCTAAAACACACAATAAAGAATGGCATAAGATTGTCAGACTAACAAAGAAAATACCTTTTGGGTATGAACTTGATCCTGACAATGATAAACTACTTATACCTATAGAACACGAGTTAGAAGCTTTAGAGCTTGCAAAACGTCACCTCAAACAATACAGCTACAGAGTAGTAGCTCAGTGGTTGAGTAAAGAAACAGACCGATACATCTCGCATATGGGTCTAAAGAAGAGAATAGAAGTTGAGCAAAAACGTAGAAAAGCATCTGCAATTAAGCGCAAGCTTGCCAAGTGGCTCGAAGAAACG